CAAAGGTATGTTTTACCGCCGTATCTAACTACGTCATCTTTGTAGTAGGTAGTAGAACCAGCCCATGTGTTTTTCCAAACAAATCTAATTCTACCTAATTTAAATTCTGCCATTGTATACTCCGTACTTGTCTATTATATTTATGTTATTTTTAATTATGGAAACTTTGCATTAAATATGCCATTGCTAATAGCGACCCATCAACACCAGCCGCTGGGCCTTGGAACATAACTTTGTTAGCCATATTAATTTGATTACCTGTTGTAGTTAAGATACTACCTATACCGCTATTATCATTCACCACTTGCACTTGCCCCATAGTGGCACTGTTTACCTGACTTGTTCCGCCACCTTGACCTAATCTGCTAGCAATATATGTTTTAATTGCTCGTTGAGTACTAATAGTATTATCACTGTTTGCACTCATAGTACCGTCTGTACTAATAGTATTAATAATTGCACTTGAACTACCAACAACTAACGCACCTAAACTAATTTGTGTTAATCCTGAAAGATTAAACAAACTAGCACTTAGTGTAACTGTACCAGTTGCTTGAGCAACACCAAAAATATTACCTACTGTAAAATTACCATCTTGGTCAGTTGCAGTATAAAATACGTGGCCGCCACCAGCTTCTATTGTTTGAAAAGTTGCCAAGCTAGGTGTAAAGAACGCATTGATTGGATAATTTGTATTAACATAGTTACCGCTATTAATACTTAAAAAATCATGTCCTGTTAAACGAATTTGACTGTATAAAATTCGAATAGACAATGCAGTTGCATTAGCTTGCGATTTATAAACAGATATAGATTGGTCAAATTGCAATGTAGCAGATTGATTACCTAATGATCCAGATACATTAGTAATAGCTACCAGCTTATAAACTGTAGGATTACCGCTAATAACTACGTTTGATCCTGGAGTAGGTGTACTAGTCATTCCATATATGTTTAGATAGCTTCCAGTTTGATAAGAATCTGCATAACCTGTACTAGCACTATCTGTAATAACAGCACCAGCAGTTAGGTATCCAGTACCCCTAGATATAAATGTTGGTTGACCTAATACTCCATCACCGTAACGAATTGTATAAGATGCGGCTGTACTTGCATTTGGATCGGTAATAGTCAGTGTTGGTCCAATTACATAGCCAGATCCTGGATTCTGAATTCTAAAAGATTTAATCGATCCTGACGATATAATTGCTCTTGCTCGAGCAGTTGCTCCAGTTGTCATCACACTTGAGATGTTACTACCTGAGGTAATTGCTACAAACACAGCAGGCCCTGATGTAGGATTGCTAACTGATACTGTACTCCATGCAGGACTTGTTCCTACTAAATTTGCAGTCCAGTTGATACCATCTTGACTTTGTGCATTGCTAGTTGATCCACTAGCTATTAACATGAATAAGCCTTGACCAAAAGTTACGCTGAGCCACTGACTTGCGGCTGGTAAAGTCATTGCATACCAGTTAATACCGTCTATACTATAAGCACCGTTAGATGATCCAATTGAAACTGCAATGAACACTCCGTTACCAAAACTAGCTAATGTCCATGTTTGAGTAAATGGTAAAGTTGCTGTTGCCCATGTAATACCGTTGATAGCATATTGGCATTGATTGCTAGCTGTACTAGCAAAACTTACATAAGTTCCGTTACCGTAGACTAATGGGCCTCCGCCGATAGTAGGAGATCCAAATGGAATCCAAGTAGTAGCATTGTTAGTTTTAAATAATTCAAATGTACCGTTAGCAGTGGTTGTAGTAGTCGGAACGTATGCGCTAGCACGAGTACCAACTTCTAATTGTGCGCCCCATAAGTACAACCCGCTCAATCCATCGCCAATATATTGCTGTGCGCTAGAATTATTAATAACATCGATAAATGGATAGTTGTTAGTATTTGTTCCTACTGCATGGGTAGCTGTTACAGCAATTCTATACCAACCATTCCCTGCACCAGTTACGTTTACCGACGTTCCTGAATAATCTCCTGTACTTGTCGGAGCAGTAATAACTCCACCTGTTGCTAAATTTATAATTGCACCAGTGAATGTTGTACTTGGCGTTCCATTAGTAAATCCAACTAGAATTTGGCTACGTTCTGCGGCTTTAGCATAGATAGAAAATGTAACTGTTTCTGGACTAGCATTTGTTCTAGTATAATAAATTACGTGTTCTGCATTGCTAGTATTGTCAATAAATTTATAAGCAGTATATGTTCCATCTGGTGCTTGTGTCGCAACAGATGCTGGAACAATATAAGATAAACTTGTAGTCCAAGCGGCATTTGTTAACGTATTACTATAAGTTAACAAATTAGTTCTTGAACCGGTGTTCATTACAATAGCGGCATAGTTTCCATAATAACTGCTTGGAGCAGAAATAATTGGTGAATTACCAAATGTTGTTACAGGTAATGCACCTGAAGTAAAACTAGTACCGTTAGAACTATATGCAATAGTTGTAGTAAGTGTATTAGTAGCAATGAATAAACCATTACTGTAAACCATACTAGTTGTTGCGCCTAAGTTTGGTAAACCAGAACCTAAATTCCAATTAAGGCCATTTGTAGAATAGTTAACTAGTTGACTTTGTCCGTCAATTGTTACAAAATATCCATTACCGTATGCGCTACTAGCCCAATATCCTGAAGCTGTTAAACTTCCACCTACTGTACCAAAACCTGGACCTGCAATCGCAACTCTTGGTTCAATAATATACGAACTAGAGTTGTCGCAAACTGTTGGCTGGGTTCCTGGATAGGCAAGATCCCATCCTTGTGCGCCAGTTGCTTCAGAATAAATTGTAGCTACTTTACTTGTACTGTTGTACGCTTGAATATAACCCGACTGTCCTGCACCAGTTCCTGAAAGAACTACAATTCGCATACCTGCATAAACTAATGCGCTGTTTGTATCACTAGCTGATAGTGTGATAGTTCCGTTACTAGTACCATTTTGTGCCAATCCAGTTACGCTAAGATAACTTGTACCACCAGGAAACCCAGTGTTAGTAGGATCAGTAACTCTAATTTCATAAATGCCGGCATTACGAATATCATAAGTTTCAAATATAACTCCTGAACCGCTACCAGTGATAGTATATGACGGACTGGTATAATTTAATCCAGCATTGGCATATTCAAATGCTAATAATTTTACAGTATTAGTCATAACATAACCAACACTTGCTTGTGTAGCTCTGTTATTAACGTAAGCAGTAATTGGAGTTTCTGCAGAGTATACTCCTTCTGCTACAGATCCATATACACCATAACTATTATTGCCGTTGGTTGCACGTAATTTTCCGCCATTTTCACATAGATAACCTATGTAATTATAATAAGTAAACACTGATACAGCTTCTGAACGACCTAAACTATTAATCCATACACCAATACCATCACTTAAGATTTGTGTAAAATCGTTACATACAATACTTCTGTAACCGCCGGCATGTAATGTTCCATCTACTTTTAATCCTACACATCCTGTACCAAACGTTGTTACGTTTTGTACATACGGACTCTTTGAAGTAATCCAAACTGAACTATCACTTGTGCCAGAACCTGGATCTAAACTTACGAACGCTCCGCCAGTTGGACGTTTTGTGCCGTAAGAATTTGCAAGGCCTAATGATCCAGTTAACCCTTGAAGAGTCATATTTCTAATAATTGTGCCGTTGCGAACATAAAACATGTTGTTACCACTAGTAGCCGCAGTTGGTTGAACAATAGTTGTACGCAACTCGTCACCTACTAAACTACAATTAGCTGGAACACTGATCGGACATACTTCAGTATATGTACCAGTTTTGATAAAAATTGTTGCGCCTGTAATACCGTTTGCAATCAATTGAGCGCAAGCGTAGGCAATAGTAGCCCATGGGCTATTCAAACTAGTTCCGTACAACGGAGTATCTGTTCCTGCCGTTGATGAAACATAATAAACTTTACTAATAACTCCAAATGTTGCCCAATTTATTGAAGTACCAGAACTTGCTTTTAAAATTTGTCCAGGATTTCCAATAGGTAATCTTGATTTTGCGCCAGTGTTCCACCAAAGCGTATCACCTTGAGTTGTCAATACATTATTGGCATCTCCAAGACTATAAACTTTCCAATATGTACCAACACTAGATGAGCCAGCGGCAACATCAGTAGCAGGTAATGTGCCCGATGAAGAAGTATGAGCAAGTATACACTCGTATGACAATCCTGCATATGAAACTATATCTCCTAATACGTAAGGAGTAGGTGTTGACCAAAAACCTGCCCAGAAGCGACCTGGTACTAACAATGTCCAATAAGTTGCATTAGGAGGTTGTTGTTGATAGTTGTCTAATATACAAACATATAGATAACCATCATTTCTAATTACAGATCCAATAGTATATGAAACTGAAGAAGACCATGTTTGTCTATAGTAATAATTTTCTGTTACGATTTGCCAATAACTTGTGTTAATGTCCGGAATCTGATTAAGATTATTTCTGAGTGCTCTATAGCTATAGCCACCATAGTTAACGATATCACCTTTATAATATTGCTGACTTGAACTATATATAGGCGAATTAAGTCCCGGGAATTCTAAAGCGTCTAAATATATACTCCAATATACTGGAGAATCTGTTAAAAATACAGTAGATTGGTGAGCTACATTACAAATATATAAAGTTCCGTCAAACTGAACTACGTCTAATACGTGATAATTTGTAGCAGTTGCCCAACCACTCTTATAAGATAATTGTTGATATACAATTTGCCAAGCACTTTGATTAGCTTCTAATCCAGTAGTAACAAAAGATGAACTAGTGTGAGCAGTAATACAACGATAAATTGTTCCACCATATACGACTACATCGTTAACTTTATATTGTGTACTAATTGCCCAATTTGTTTTCCAAGCATCGGCTTGACTTACAATAGTCCAAGCACTTTGATTAGCTTCAAGTCCAAGTGCAGTTGAAATTGCGGCAGTGTGGCTAGTAATACATCTATAAACTAATCCTCCATAACTAACTGTATCTCCGGGATTATATAAATTAACTGCACCAGCAGACGTAATAGTGCCACCGGTTCCTGTCGTTGTAGTAGTATTTAGATAGCTAACTGAACTAGTTGTAACTGCTGTAACTGTAGCGGTTACATTATATCCAGACACACTATTACCGCCAACAGTAATAGATTGTCCAACAGTAAATGGATTAGATGATTGAGTTGCAAACACTAATGTAGCAGTTGTTCCGTTGCCAGATGATGAAATTACTGATAATGTATTAGTTGCACTCGGTGTCCATGCACCGCGCCATGTATACCCATCAAACATCTGTACCCATAGTGTAGATAATGCTAAGTCTGTGGCAAAACTACTGCTACTTGTGTGAGCTAACAAACAAACGTAAGCCTTACCGCCGTAAAATATTACATCGTCAGCAAGGTAACCATTGGAACTAGTCCAAGTTCCTTTCCATGTGTATCGTATACTGGCTATTTTAAAATCTGGCATAATCTACTCTTAATTGTTTGAACTTATCCCTGATGGGTAAGCATATTTTGTATTAATTCTGGCTACTAGTTCACCTGTGCTATCAACATAATAATAAATTCTACGATCATCCCAGCGGTATTGTTCGTAATTTAAATTGGCATATACCAAAGCGTGATTGATATCTCTATTGTCATAAAAATCTGTACCTGGTTCAAATGCAGTATAATTACCGCTAGGATCTCCAGGATTGTTAATTTGAATACTATCAGTTCTACTTAATTGATCAACAATGGCTAAGGTTATTTCGCCATCGCTATTTCTACGTAGTCCCATGAAGTATCGTGGCTGACCTCCGATCAATTCTTGTTGATCTCTTCCAAAATAATAATTATTACTATTGCTCATAATCTATCCTTAAGCTACTTCAGCATAGCTGAATGTGGCGTCAACACTACTAGCAGTATCCGAAACTAGTGTAATACTGCTGTTGTTTCCTAATACAATTTTTTCACTATTAGTTACTACTTTAACACTGGTATATGGAGGAATTATTAATCCGCTAATATAGTAACCTGTTGTAGGAGTAGAATCTGTTATAGTAATATTAACTGTAACATCGTAATCTGTTGTATTGGCTAAATTTAGACCAATGATTGTATAGATATTAGTTGCACCTGTTGTAAGTGGTGTTACTGGAGTTGTTCCTATACTTGCTTGTACTTTAGTGTGAAAATAGGTTGCCATGTTTTATCCGTAAATTAATGCTTGTTCTACACCAATATCAGCTGCCGACTGTGCAGTAACACCGCCGGCGCTACCAGCAACACTTACCCAGCCACCTGTAGTATAAACTTCGACCAAATATTGTTCAGTGTTATAACGTATCATACCAATTGCCGCATACGCATTTGCTGGTCGAGCGGCAACTGAACCGCTTGGAATAACCATACCATTTGTGCCAGATACTGCAACATAACCAGTGCCTGTAGTAGCAAAAGTTGTTATACTACCAGGAACAGTATTAGTAATTGTATTGGCCGCAATACTTAAATTATTACCTAAATTTACTGCTCCAGAACCAGTTGTTAACAAATTAATATTTGTATTTGTCGAGCGTGTGCTAATTGTACTGCCGTTTATTTCTAAACTAGCGGTTTTATAATCTGTTCCAGTAATTGAAGTTGCATTTATATTATTAATAGTTGCATTATTACTGTAAATGGTAGCCCAGTTTAGTAAGCTAGATCCCAAATTCCAAGAGTTAGTAGGAGTAGGAACAATATCACTATCCACTTCTCCGTTGAACTGAATAGTATCACCGACTCCACTATCACCTAATTGAATATTGCCGTCAGCAGTAATCATTCCAGTAGCATGTAAATTACCGTTAACTAAAACGTTGCTGTTAACTGTTACTTGTCCTGAACCAGTTGTGGTAATGTTTAAATTTGTATTAGTACCAACTGTACTAATAGTATTACCATTAATGTTTAATTGTGTACCAACTGTTAAATTACCTTGATACACAACTCCGTTAGTGCCGCCTGCTGGTACTAGATTGATTGTTCCACTTGAGCTGGAAATTGTATTGTTGCTTACAGTAAATGTAGCAATCGTTGCACTGTTGGTTGTTTGTAAATTGGTAGTACGAGTTGTACCTACAACTTGTAGGTCATTGGTTGGCGCGGTTGTATTAATACCGATACGGCTGTTATTAACATCCAAGTAAAGTAAGCTCGTCTCAAAAGCTAAATTTACCCCGTTACGAAGCAAATTATCTTTTAAGAGCGGACCCGAAATTCGACCAACAGCCATTTACGCTCCTCGTATACCCCGTGTTTCACGGTTAACCTAGTTTGGTGTCTGGCGTTACCCTTCTTCCGCATCCTTTAAAAGGCTCTTTGTCGGTTTACCACAGTTGAATATCGTAAAAACTTGGTCAGTTTTTACAGTAATAGTATTTAGCTGTTTTGATTTTTTACCCTAGTATAAGGGTCCAAATGTCCATAGTTTCAGTAACCTCGTCTGCACTTAGCACTGGGCTGAGACCGATACTGGGTACCCATTGTTGTAATGCGTTTACTGTACTTCCTGAAGGTAATGTAAGCAATAGTGGACTACTAATATTAAAACTTACTCCAGCATTGATGCTAGTTATTAATGTGTTGGCACTAAATGCTCCAGGTAAACTTATACCGGTTACTAGATCGCCTACTTTCATTCCGGTAGTTCCAGTAGTATAGATTATACTTGTTCCTGAATTAGATTGAGCATTGGTAGTTGCATTAAAACTAGTTACTGTATTTGATACATTGGCATAGACTTCTAAGATAGACAAGTCTGTGTTAAAACGTAATGTACCTAGCGGAGGATTTACAGGACGTTGTACAGTTGTTCCGACCGGAGGAACAAAACCGTTAGAACCGCTAAAATACAAGTATCCGTTTTGAGCACCAGTAATTGAATCTGCGGCAAAATTAAAAGTTAAAGGTGTAACTGTTGGACTGTAATTTATAGTACCTTGCTGAATAGTAATGGTGTTGTTAAGATTAATAACTCCAGTTCCGCTTGTTGAAAACTTTAAATTATCACCAGATAAATTATCAATAATATTGTTATTGCCGACAGTAACATTGCCAATGGTCATGCTACCGGTAAGAATATTAGTATTGGTAATTGCTCCAGTTTGTAGAGCATTGCTATAAATTGTATTCCAATACAAGCTACTAGAACCTAAATTATAAGTGTTAGTAGTTAACGGAATGATATTACTATCGACTTGGGCTGGTATAGTAATAGTTTTTGTAGGGCCGGATCCTAAAACAATATTACCATCAAATGTAACATTTCCAGTGGCATGTACATCACCGTTGACCAATACATTATTATTGGCTAGCGCAGTACCTATTACTAGTTGTCCGGTAGGATTAATAAAAATACTATCTCCCGAAACGTAATCGGTGATAGTATTTCCTTTTAAAGTAATTTTATCAGTGCTAAGGCTAGGAACAACAATATTTGGATTGCTAGATTGATTTGGCTGAATATTAATTACATCAAATAAATTTTGTACTTGATTTGTTGTAAAGTATAATTCGCTTAGATCTGCCTCTGTATCTACAATTACAGTAGGAGCATAAGTTAACCCGCTAATGTCAAAAGTTCTAGTTGGTGTATTGTTATTAACGCCAATGAAACCATTTGAAACATTTAAGTAGAGTAAACTTGTTTCAAATGCAAGATCATTGCCGTTGCGTAACAGATTATCTGCTAGTAACGGGCCACTAATTCTACCTAGTTCGCGCCCCATGATAGCTCCTTATTACTGGTCAAAACCCAGTAATGCTGTTACAATTTTACCGTATGGAGGAGGGCTACTAAAGAATAGATAGTAACCACTACCAGTTTGGCTGTTTTCTGTTATAGTGATCTGTGTTCCAGCAGTAATTGTTCCGCCAGTAGTTGCTTGACTTAATCTAATATTGATAATTGCATCAGTATTAGGATCGTTTAATATACTGGCAACTGTAGTACCGTTTGGAATATGTGTTCCAGATACTGTTGCGCCAATGATTGAATTTCCTGCATAGATGGCACCTACACCCATAACTGTTCCATAAGACCCAGCTGGCATACTACCAGTAGCACTACTGCTATAACTTACACTACCTGGAGTTACACTAGAAACTGTAAATTTGCCGTTATATGCTGATGGATTAATATCTGTCACTGTAATAGTTTGACCTACATAAAATGGATTTGCTAATAATGTATTAAAAATTAAAGTGGCAATACCTCCAGATGATCCTACACTTGTTACTGTTAAACTTGTTACTAATGGTATCGATGTTTGCCCAGTTGTTACATCTTGAGATACTATTGGTTGAAAAACTTCTGAACTTAGAGTAGGATTTTGTACTACTGTATAGTTATTACCAGCTAGTTGCAAAACGTTTTCCACAACTACTAGCATATTTTGTCCGCCAAAATTACTGTTGTTGCTACTGACATTTCCGGGATTATATAAACTATTTAAAGGTCCAAAATATACAGACTGCCCGTCACCGGCGCCTAAATTTTGTTGAACAATTGGGCCTGACTCTGCATAACGTAATGCTCTCCAACTACTGCCTTGATACACTTCTATGTTACTAGTAGTTGTATTATAACGCATCATTCCTGCTACTGGAACATATGGACGAGGACTTGTTCCGTTAGTAGTTCCACTGGGCAAAACTAGTGTATTTGTTGTGCCCATAACGATATTATTGTTTGTGTCTACATACAAACTATTGTCGAATACTGCTCGACGATTAAGTGTTTGACGTCTTAAAAATCTCATTATACCGCCAATGTACTTATAGTTGTTACTAGTGCGCTGGCGGTATCTGATTTAGCAACTAATACATCTCCATTGCCTAGCACTAATTTTTCTTGATCTAAACTTAATGTTTCGCCTGCCGTAATAGGTACTGCATTAACAATTAAATTTGTTGTGCTTAATGATTGTCCGTTTGGTACTGCATACAAAGTAAAATTTGCAGTATTAGCAGTTGGATTACTAGGATTAAACGCATTAATATTACAAATAATTATAGTAGTTATGGCATTATTGCCGCTACTTGAATATATTGTTGTATTTGTTGTTCCGATTGCTACCGATGTTAACGCCATAATCTTTCCTATTAAAATAGTATGCTTAGTAATACTGCTCGATTCTTGCTTACCAATTCATCTGATGTATTTACATTTGTGATGTATAGTCCAGTTTTTCCTGGGCCAGAAGTAGCTTGACTATAAATCTTTGTTTTGCCCGAAGTAGAACCTGGAGTCAATGCTTGATCATCAAGATTAAACACTCCATTAACTTCTACGTTATTATTAACCGCAGTAAAAATTAAATTGTTTGCACTGGTATTTGAAACTGTATCTTGATAAATGTTAACGTCACCAATTGTAACTCCTACAGGACTTACGGTGGCAATTGTTGTACCGCCAACATATAAATTGATAGTGCTACTAAATGCTTCAATTTTACTTTGTTCGCTGCCACTAAGAGCTGTTGTTGGATAAAAAATACGGTCAACTGATGCAACACCATTAGCCGCTGCCACGTAAGTGTTGACATATTTTTTAGTTGTAATATCGTTGTCTTGTGTTACACGTAATTCATAATTGGTAGTATTTGCTACACGCAATACTCCATTTCCATTACGCATATCAAAAATTAAATCAGTAGTACCATCATTAGTGATAGTGGCTACTTGTAATGCATTAATTATGTTGTCTGCTGTTTTTAATTGAAAAGTACCATTAACATTAGAGTTACTAACTCCGCTGTAATGACTAATACTTTCATTAAACATAATCTGTGCGGCACTAAAATTGCCGCGATTAATTTGAAATCCTGATTGATAGTTAAATGCTATCGGAATACCATTGCCGGTAACACCGGTATCAATAGTAAAAATATTATCAGCTACAGTTGTATTTGTAGATTCAATGGTAGTTGTTATACCTTTGACATCTAAATTACCTGTGATAATCGTTGTCCCTACTGTATTACCTGTATCCAAAGTTATAGTACCTCCAGACAAAGTCTGGAGTCTATAATTGCTTTGACTTACTTTAAGTACTCTTGACATTATATTCCTTCAAGGGAGCTTGCGCTCCCTATCAAGTTAGTTATTAACCGTTATCGATTACAACTGAAACGTTTACTACTGCTGTTGAAAAATTCCAACCAGCTGTTGCACCGCTGGCAAACTGAGTACCAGTGATAGGCACCAATGTTGCTTTGTGAGCAGTTAATTTGCTTACATAGTATGTACCGCCAGCTGAATCAGTTGCTTGAATAGTCATCTGACCTGATGTTGGAGTAGCAGTTACTAGTGTGCAAACACCGCTTGTACCATTTGTTGTTTCAACTTTGTAACGACGTGTTGCTGACTGTTTAATAATATTTGCATCTTCAGTTGCGCCAGAATCGCCTGCTACCCATGCTGTTGCTAGAATGGCTGAATAACGTCCGGTCGTTGCGCTACCAGTAGCACCAGTTGTTTCTGCTGTTGTCAAAGTTGCTGTAGCTGTTGCGGCTCCTGAACTTGTTAATACAATCAAATTACTAGCAATAGTTGTTGCAACTGATTGAGCAGTAGTTGTTGTCAAGCTGATAATGTTTGTACCAGCAATAGCGTGAGCGTATGTGTCAGCAAGTGTAATTTGACTGTTAGCAACGCTTACTGTAGCAACATAATAAACTGTTGAACCTGTAATACCACCAACTGTACTTGCGGCTGTAAATTGCATACCAGGAACAATTTCATCAACTGAACTTAATGTAACTAAGTTTGATGTAACTGTTGTTGCTGTAATTGTATAACTTGTTAATGAAGTGTTTACATAACCATCACCAGCTTGTGTAATAGTCGAACTTACTAGACCAAATGTTGCTGGAGTAATTTGTAGACCAGAACCTGAACTGTCAGAAGTCGATGGTGTAGTTGCTACAGCGTATGCTGTTACTGCACCTTTGGCAATTGAACCACCTGATACTACTGTTACTGCTGTAACTGTACCATATGTAGTACCAAATGTAAATGTAGCACCAGTTGTTGTACCGTTACTAATTGTTAATGGACTTGTTGCATTAACAGCATTAGAGTAAGTTGCATACAATGTTGCGGCTGTTGTAGTTGTTGGTGCGCCTACATAATATGTTTGGCCTGCGGCAATTGCTACGCCGCCAATAGTCATAGTACCTGTAATACTTGCACCGCTGATTACAACGCTGGTACCAGAAATCATTGCTGTACCAGTTGTGTTGAAACTAATTGTAGTAGCACTTGCATAAGCAACTGAAGCTAATGCGGCACTGGTAACTGTAGCTGTATAAGTCGAAGTAGCTGAACTAGAACCAATGCTTAAAGCACCAGCGGCAACTGGGTAAGCACGAGTTTGTGTACCGCTAATTGTAGCAGTTAATGTTTTAAAATTTGGTGTACCTGTTGCACTAACTGCACCTTCGCCACTTAATGATGGTGCTGGAAATGTTAATGTTAATGCGTCAGCGTTTGTAGCATTATAAGAACCTGCTGTTCCTACTGAAATACCGTTTACTGATTGACCGCCAAGGCCTGCATCGCCTGCTGTGTTTGCGGCACCAAAATTGCCGTCTGTACCTATGTTTCTATGACCAAAGTACTTTGATGATAAAGGACGTCCCATTTTAATTTCTCCTTCAAGAATAACGGCGTTCTAGGCCGTACGCGGTTGGATTTCCGCATAAAACTTACCCCATGTAAGTTTATACTATGTATTTATGCGTAGGTGATTCTTACGCCTAATTGATACAAATAAGCTAAATCCCTATGCGGAAACGCTGGATTGCTCTTAAAACTAACAACTACACCAAATGTAGGATCTGCTAAATTTGCACTTGTTAAACTTGTAGTTCCCCATAAATCATTAGATCCTCCATAGGTAAAATTATTACCCGGAGGAGTTAATATTACTCCGTAATCATCACCTGTGTAAATGTCTGCGGGCACAGGATTTATAGTACTGGCATAATTATTACCAATTAATTCACCACCTAAGGTTAACTGTATTAATAAATCTTCTATACGAGCATAGCGTTCCATTACAAGATTAAATTCTATACCATGTATTGTTTGATTGTTATTGGGGATTTTTAGATTTGTACACCACAACTGGCTGGTATTTGATAAAAATCTTTCCATCCATATACCACTGATAGTATACAATGGCTGATGCGTCACTGCATAATTATTTTCTGATATCGCTCCATTGTAATTCCAATCAATACTGTATTGATTAGTAGTTGTATTCAAAATAGATACATTAGAAAAACTAGTTGGACGAAAATACTTTGTGGTGGTCATATTATATTTACCCAAACAAAAAGGACTCCAAAGAGTCCTTTTCATTGTCTTTAAGACTAGATTAAATTACTGGAACTTAACGTTAGCTGAAGTAATAGCAACACGACCTAGATAGTCAGCGGCATTACCTAAAGAACTTGCTGTGTTTGACAACTCAACATAACCATAACGTGTCATGAATGAAACGACTGGTTCGAATGTTGATGGATCTAAAACAACACCACTGCTCATCAATGGAATGTATGGGCAATAGAAAGCAGGAGCATCAGACTCTGAAGCACCTTTGTAACCGATAAGAATATCAGTTGTGTCAACAGCATAGCTGTTTACATATACTTTCATAGCATTGTTTAATGTACCAACAAACTTAGTGTTTGTAGGTGCTTCAAATGTACCTTCTGTTGTACGAGCAAAAGCTGAAGTAGTAGCAGATTGTAGAATTGTCAATGCAAATGGTGATACAACAGCGTAGTTACCAGCACCACGACGTGTACGTTGAGCGATCAAGTTACTTACGCGGTTGATCATAACTGCTAAGGCAGCATGCTCGTCACCAACGAATGTAGCTGTACCACTTACAGACGCTTGGTCGTATGTGTAGCTAGCAGTACCAGCCAATGTGATCAATGATGCAATGATCTCTTGGTCGATTTCAGCTGTAATTTCTTGTGCAAGAGCAGCCATAATTTCTGCTTCAACGTCAATACCTTGTTGAGCTTGAGCGTCTTGAGCAGCCTCAAATGTCCAGCGAGCTGATAACTTACGTGTCTTAGCTTCAACTGTTTGTTTCAAGATCTGGATGCTTAAACGGTTACCAGCTTGACCTTCTAAAGTAGCTGTTGAGCTAGCTTTTGAAGTTGCGTCAGTTTGGTTACCAGAATAAGAAGCCGCAATCTTGAATGGGCTTAATGCCTCTTCACCTGCTACGACTCCAGCGCCTGATGATGTGTCAGCATAACGCACACGTAGAGTGTGAATTTGACCAACTGGACCAGTCATTGGTTGTACGCCTAACAACTCGTTAGCAATAACGGTTGGCATAACACGACGAATTACCGGTAGAATTACGCGGTTTAATGTTGCAACGTTGCCGGCAGAAGTGGCACCAGCTGTTGGGCTTTCTAGCAAATACTTACGAGTATTCTCTAGTGTTACACCCATTACTGATTTTTTTGTGCCTTGTAAGCCTTCTAATAGGGCTTCCTTAGTTTCTGCCCAACGTCCGTTTAATAGTTCTGACATTTAAATTTTCTCCTTAAAATTTTAGTCCAGCAAGTTTACGAATATCAACGATGTTGTTATCGGACTCACTGCTATGTTTGGTGTTGGAAATCTTATTTCCGGTTACTTCTTTAGCCTCTACTAGTGCCTGTTTCTTCTGCGGTGCATTGCCTGCTATTACGGCAGGCAAATACTTTTCAAAACTTTCGTTTAGACGTGCAGTCTTTACGCCTTCCATTAGCTCTCCCATGATTGCTTTTTGTTCCTTGTTTAAAGGAGCAAGTAACTCATTCATGATTGCTTTACGTTCTTGAGCTTCTTTCAAAGCCTGGATTTCTGCTTGTTTACTTTCTATTAACTTCTCAGCTTTAACAACGGCTTGTGCGGCCTCTTGCATAGCTAAGTCCTTCATGTCTATGACCTTGAGTAGTTTAGCAGTTTCCGATTTTTCATTTAGGTAGCTTGAAGAATATTCAGCGGCAAAAGCCTCGAATAACTTGCGGCCAAAATCTGCACGACGTGCGGCTTCGATGTCTTCTCTTAATGCTGTAAGTTCAGAAGTTAAATTCTTAGTTACAACACCTTCGACCATTTGAGCGGCGCGGGTTACAAATTGTTGTTTTACCTTAGTGATTTGTTGACGACCTTCACGAACTAAACGTACTTTAGTTTCTGCGAGGTCACGTTTGTCTTTGTAAAACTCTGCGATTTCTTGAGCAAGAGCTTCAACTACGAATTGTTCTAGTTTACCAAATTTACTTGCCATTACAACTTGATCTTCATGCAATTCACGAACTTCAGAAGCTAGTTGACGTGTAACGAATTCTTTCATTACTTCAGCTGCCTTCTTCTTTTCTTTAGCTAGCTTAACTTTCATTTCAGCTAATTGCTTACGATCATCTGCAAATTCGACAATCTCAGTAGATAGTTGCTCAGAGATCATACGATCTACTGCATCTATCATTGTGTTCTTGTCGTGTTCGTATTTTTGTGCAAACTCTTCACGTAATTGTTGAGTTAGTACTTCGCGACTCTCGCTAATGCGAGCTTCGAAAGCTGCCTCAATTGACTCTTTGATCTCCTCAGAAATCATATTGTTTTCAAATAAACCTTTTAGTGCATCCAACATATGATTCTCCTTATTATTGGAGTTTGCTTATTATATTCAATAAGCTCTCTTTGAGATATTTCTGTGCCTTGGGATCATCTTTCACCTCTTGCGCTATGCGTAAGGCATTAAACCCACCACGACTATTCATCAGGTGTTCATAAATTGGTGTAGGATATGCTCCAGGAGCACTAGGTTGAGCTACCATATCTACTGTGATAATCTCAAAATCTGATACTTCACCGGATCCGTCTTCTTTGACGTTTCCGGATCCGCGACTTGAAACACCCAACTTGACTCCGCTTTCCAACATTGTCTTGATTAGTTGTCCCATAGGGGTTGGTAAAATTTTCAGTTTACCGTAACCATTTGGACCGTCCATCCACATATTAACTATCATGTGGGACACACGGTCCAGGTTAATTTTTAGATCATCTGGATGATCCACTTCTCCGAGAACTGAATAACCGTTTTGAATCTGATCATTAAGGGTTTTGACAGCCTTGCCAATCTCTCCAACAGGATAAACACGCTGGTTAGCGTTGCGTATACCGCCCTGGATGCAAATCCCGGACATATACAAGTTTTTCCCATCTTTATCATCAGATTCAACGATCATTTTTGCTTCGTTGAAACTGAGATTCTCTCGGAGGTATAA